TATTTAACAGAGATAAGAAATGGTAGCTGGTGGTCTAATATACTAGGTAAATCTGACAATGAGATAAAAAAATCATATTATTATATGTTTCCAAAGACTATTGATATGGATACTATGCGTAGAGAAATTAAGCTAGTAAAACAAAGAGTCCCTATTAAAACTAAAACAGGTCAAGTTACTCTTAATGTATATCAACCAGAAGGAACTATGGTTAGAATACAAACTCCTGTGCATGAAATGACACAACAAGCTACTCAAAGATTTGAAAAAGAAAAAGGATTGTGGGAAGATAAAATTGATCCTTTTATAAATGGTACAGAAGATGGTAGAAAGATATTTGCATTTGCACAAGCAGAAAGAGAACTAGGTCAAATAAGGTCTCTTAAGAATCAATTAAATGAAGGTGAAATTAGTGCAAAAGAATTTGAAATATATAGAAGTACATACACTAACAGTTATGCCAATATTAAAAAAGAAATAAATTGGAATAAAATAAAAAATAAAGAATACGAAGTTCAACTAGATGGTAAACAAAGATTAGTTAGCGGTAGGGAGATAGCAGATAGATTGATTGATATTACTAATAAACAGTATTATAAAATGGCACAAATTATTACTGGTAAGAAAGACCCATACAGTGTTAATGAGCCAACTGAATATGATAGAATATATACAGGTTTTGAAAAAATAAATCCTAATACTGCAGAATATTTTACTATTGAAAAGTTTATTAAAAGAATGGATAAAGCTTTACTTGAGGGTAAACAATTAGAATTACCTGAAGGTAGTGACGGTTTACAAAGATTAGTTCATGACCAGCAAGTAAGCTTGTTTGCTAGACATCCTGAATTGCAAAAAAGTATACGAGAAAATAAGAGACCTACTGGAACTAGGTTAAGAGATAATGAATCTTATTGGGTACATTACCCAACTGATCCTAAGGTTGCTAAACAAGAATTAATTAAAGTTATAAAGTCTATTGATGAAAATCCTAATCTTACTAAAGAACAAAAGAAACAAAGGGTAACTAGACAAATATGGGCTTATAAACAAGGCACTAATGATTGGCATCCATCTTTAGAAACAGTAACTAATAATGAACTAGTAGCAGAAGTATTGAGTGAGATAAGCTCAAAACGCTCAACTGCTAAAGAGTCTTTAAATAAATTACAGAACTATCAAAAGATTGGTTCTCAACAAGCTAGGCAGCAACATATTCCTGGATATAGTTTAGAGCCTGAGATGATGAATAGATACATGAAAAATGTATTTGATAATCTATATAAACATGCAGCACAAATTAAAGTAAAACATGAGATAGAAAAATTTGGTCAAGCTTTTTATAAGAAAACTAAAGATGCAAAGCTAACTCAAAGATGGAAAGACTTTTACACAATGTATGCACAGGATGCATTAGGTTATCCACAACAAATACCTCAAAGAATATTAGATGACCCTAAAATGGGTATAAAGGGTACTCCTTTTGCATGGGTAAATGATACTGGTGTTTTAAATTTTGTTAACAAAGCTAGAAAGAAACTAGGTATTAATGAAAAGATAAAAGACCTACCTGAAGAAATGAAAGATTTTGATTTTAATACAGTAACTGGTTGGAGCAACTTAGAAGCCAAGTATCAGCTTGCTACATTACTTGCACACCCTAAGAGTGCTGTGGCTAACTTGTATGGTGGTAGTGTACACACACTAGTTTCTACTGGCTACGGTCATTTTAAGAATGCTAGAGATATATCTTATTTAAAAAGATTTGTAAATAGTGAATGGAATGATAAGAAAGATGTGCAAAAGTGGGTACAAAGCTTAGGAGTTATAGAAGATTTTATATTATATGAAGCTGGATTTAATCCTAAGTTTAGAGAAAAAAGATTTAAAGAGTTTTTAAATGAAGCTGTTGATACTATTAAAAAAGACCCAGATGTTAAAACTAGTACTCTCAAACAAGTTGCAGCTAAATATAAAATAACTGACAAAGTATTTAACTCAGCAGCATGGTTTATGCGTACACCTGAAAGAACATTGCGTAGAGATGCATTCATGGCTCATTATTTACAGGCTAGAGAAAAGTTTGCAGGAGCTATTACAAAGTATGATGATCCTATCTTAATTAAGATGGGTAAGGAAGGTGTAAAGTCTACACAGTTCTTATACTCTGCACCATTTAGACCTGCATTTGCTAGGTCTGCTATGGGTAAAGCTCTTACTAGATTCCAACTGTGGGCATGGAACTCTGTGCGGTTTAGAGGTGATGCTCTAAGAGAAGCTAGGATACATGGATTTAAAGAAGGTACTCCTGAGTTTGATAGATTTAAACGATTAGCTGCTATGGATTTATTAATGTTTGGACTAGCTAATACATTTATGTATTCTCTTTTTGAAAATACATTACCTCAACCGTGGTCATGGGCACAAGATTTAGCTGATTGGTCTTTTGGTAATGAGAAAGAAAGAAGTAGAGCGTTCTTTGGTACATACCCAGCAGCTCTTGCTCCATTACAAGCTATAACTCCTCCTTTAGCTAGACCTTTGCCTGGATTATTTAAAGCTATAGTTAATGATGACTATAGTACACTTGGTGGTTACTATGCTTGGAGTATGATGCCTTTTGGTAGGGTTGGCTATGATATATTTGGCAATGTATTGCAAGGTGGTAAAGGTGGATTAATTCAGAACCCTTATCGGATGATAGAAAAAATAAGTGGTATACCTTACCAACAGATTCCTAGGCAAATACAAAAATCATTTGATGAAGATATGTTAAGACCTAGCTTTGTTAAATAAGAAGGGGCCAAGATTGGATGCGTGTTAACCTTGACCCCTGGAGGCAGTAACTTAGGGAAAGATAATAAAACCTAAGTTACTCTAACGAACTTTTCAAAGTACTCACAGCCTGTCTCTACTGTACATGGTTTGTTAGCTTTTTTTGAATCTATTGTTTGAAATACTGGTGCCCAGTTATTTTTTTTTAAATAATCTTTATTTATTATTATTAAACATCCTGTACAATTACCTAGATACCAATTAGAACACTCTAATTGTGCTTGTCTAACCTTCTTCATTCTGTATTAACAAGGTAAGATATTTCTGTGCTTTTTTTAAGTCAGTAATACCACCTTTTTCTTTGTATCTAGTTACGTATTTTATGATGTTACCTTCGCAAAAACCAAGGTCGTGACTAATTATATATTTAGTAGTCTCTATACCTCTAGTGTAATACGTAGGGTTTATATGATCAGTCATCGCAGACCTCACATGTTTTTGGTGCGTGGTTTGATAGGTATGGCTCTGTTCCTTCTATTCCTGTTTCTGAGCCTACGTCAACTCCATCTGTCACCTTTTCAACTAGTGGTTGTATTTTATTTATTAGTATATCAACTTTTCCTAGTTGTTTGTTTTCTAAATATAATTCTGCCCTGTAGTTCTGTAGTGCGGTTAGAATTATATTTCCATCTTCATTTGTTAGGTTCATTATTTCCTCCCTTTAATTTTCCAAAATTTTAACAATGGTGGAGTGTATGTTTCAGTTTCACCATTTGTGTTTTTAGGAATTTTTTTAAAATAAACCCAAGGCATTAAAATTTTATCAAAAAACTTAGCAGCCTTATTCCAAGAGAAATCATTCACATCGTCCATACCTTGACTGTATCCATGACGATATCCTCTTCTATAAGCTTGTTCTTGCCATCTTTGTCTTGCTTTATCGTCTACTCTTCTTTCGGTTTTTATTTTAAAAAACTCTTTTGTACTCATTAATCCACCTTTTATTTCTTTAAATCCAGCAGGTGGCCAAGGATATTTTCTTCTTTCTTTCATTAGTATCTTCCTCCTTTTGCAAGTTTACGTAATACGTATTCTTGTGTTTCTTCTTTTAGTGTTTCTACCCACATCATTAATTCAATAAAATCTTTTTCATCTAGTGGGCCTTTTCTTGTGTTACAGCTTTTGCAAATTAATTGTAAATTATCTACAGTAGAGTCACCATTTTTTGCTAATGGTATTATATGGTCGCAAACCATATTTCTAATTGTAAGTTTTTTTCTACAATACTTGCAGCTTTGTCCGTATGATTTATAAAACATCTTACGCAAATCTTCCATATCTATTTTAAATAATACGTTAGATTCTTCTGATCGTTTCTTAAGGGAGGATTTGAGACTTTGCATTTTTCTCTGTAGCTTTGTGTAAGCAATCTTCCAATAAGTACGATGATGAGGTTCAAGTACCTCCTTGAATTTATCTTTATCATACTTCATAATTATTAGGGCTCGGCGTTGGTGTTTTTACTCACTGTCCAATTTCTTGGAACAACCGAGCCCGTAATAATTTACCATCAAAATAATAATATACACAAGTGTTATGTGCGTTTTACTCTTTTGACTTTATTGATGTCAATACCAGGTGGCATCTCCTGTCCTGCGTTAAATGCAGCAATAGCAGCTTTTCTGGCTTTTGATTTATCTATCTTTTCAACTATCTCTACTTTTTTAAAGTCGCTATGTATTGTATGTGGATCAATGTCAACTGGACCAAACGTTTGATACAATTTATAACGAGCTACATTAGTTTCATATACACCATCATTACCTACTTCTTCTATAACAGCAGGTAATAATTTTTTATGAAAGAAATCTTTAGTTCGTTCTAATCCTTTACGTTTGTTCTTCAATCTGTCGATTTCATCTTTTAGTGCTTCAACTTCTGCGTCAATAATATGTTCTTTTTTATTGAGCTCTAACATGAAATGATCAACATTTTCAATCTTTGTTTTAACTTGTATTTGTAAGTTATTTTTTAGTTTTGCAAGTTCTTCAGTTCTGTCTATATCTTTTTCTAACAACAGTTCTTGCTCTACTTCTATTAACTCACTAACTAGTTGTACAGTTGTTTTCTTTTGCATCAGCTTTCCTCTATAATTTTGAATGTCCTATTAAACACATTACTTTTCTGTAGTCTTATCTTTTTTTTCTTAAGTCTAAACGATGGAGTCCATTCTAAATTGACACTGAATAAATCACCGTCACTGTTCTTAAACAATTCCATACGTTTACTTTTTTCATTAGATGACCCAGTAATACCTATTACTTTCCTTGATGCATTTTCTATAGCACCACTACCTTTAGCAGCATACAAATCCATTATTTGACTACGTGAGTATTCTCTTGCTACTTGAGATACCTGTATAATAATAATGTCTTCATTTACAGCTAGGTTTGATAGATTGTGACTAATGTAATTTAGTTTTTCGTACTCACCACGTTTATTGTATGGTACTTCTACTAAATCTATATAGTCTATTACTACGCATTTAGGTTGTAATTTTTGTATTTTTTCTTGTATTTGTTGTATCGTTGGGCTAACAGACTGCATAACAATATGTTGTAGATCATCTTTATGATGATGATACAAATGTTTTGTATTGTCTATTACTGCAGATTTAGGACAATCAGATACTATTTGTAAGTTTCTTCTGTGCATAACAAAACCTGATAACTCTAAAGATAAAAATAATGTAGGTATTTGTTTATCTCTCATTATCTCATCTTTATCTGCATTGTATGCTAACACAATGTTTTGTGCTAGGGCTGTTTTGTTTGCACCTGTGCTACCAAATATAGTTACAAGTTCGCCTGGATATATAGTACAGTCTTTATCTTCAACACCAAACATTTCAGCTAAGTCTATTGTTCTGCCTGTAAAATCTGTTTCAAGTCTTGCTTCAAGTTCTTCTTGTAAGTCTGTACTATTTTTAACATCAACTAGATAATCTTTGCGTTTGTAATGAACACAATTTGGTTTACAAAATTTTTCCATAAGTTTATCTTTGCAACCAAACTTGTAACCAACTCTGTATGTATCTTCTATCTTTTGATTTACAACTGCTGGTTCTAGCTGATCATTATTCCAGTGCATTAATGCAGCTTTAGTAGCCTCTGAAGGAATACCGTGCCTATTAAAATGGGATGCTATTCGCATCAACGTATTGTTTCTTGAACCTTCTTGCGGTCCAATGTTATACATTTTTTGTATACATGGTACTATGTTTTTTGGCTCTACTGCTGATTCTTGTACTTTTACTTTTGGTACATTTGTTATGACTTTATCTTCTAACTCACCATCGCCCCATATAGATTTCCTATCGTAGTCTTTGACGTTGTCTAGATTTACAGCAAGATGTATTATATCTTCTGCTTTTTTGTTATTGACTTGGTCTAAAGACAATGGAACTTTATATAGACATGATTTTGTATTAAAAGATCGTGCACATCTGTATATAGCAGTTTTACTGTATACAGCTAAGTCTACATCACTGAGTAAATTATTAATAGTTTCTTTTACAATAAATGGCAGGTCTGTATTTCCTTGTGGAAAATTAAACACTTCATTAGATATTGTAATATGATACCCAGTGCCGCTAAAGTAAACATTATATGAATGTGCTTGTACACCTAGTTCGTTTAGCTCAAACAATACACTTCTTGTTTTATTTAGTGTATGTGAGTCTGTGTTCTGACCCTTGTCAATGTCAATCAATATATTTTTAATATATCTTTTGCCATGAAAGTTTTTGAACGTTCTTTTTAACTGATGGTATTCTTTACCTTCTTTGTCATAAAGATACAAACTTTTGTATACTGCTTCATTCTTGCCATATCTAGTAATAATGCTAGGTACTTCTTCTTCAGGCACAAGGAGCCCTCTGTTACGAGGACTCCCTATAGCCATCTCATGGTAGAGACTTGCCACTAAAATGTAGTATTGGCGTTTGCGGTAACACCATTTGTTATTACTTTAGCTTGTTGAGGCTGGTTTGCATCATGTTCCTTGATGTATCCATTGGCCTTCATATAGTCAATATAACTATGCAAGTCACGTTGATTATCTGGCGTGTTAACTACCATTTTAGGACAGACAGTTTGATAAGAGCGTTTAGCTTTGACGCTCCATTTATCATAGACAAAACAATATATACTTTTTGTTTTATCTTTATCAAAGTTCTGAGCATAGTTTTTGGTGAGGTACGATTGTATATCATCAATCGGCTCATCATCTGCTGTAACCCAGTTACCTTGTACATCAACACCGCCATCCCATAATAATGCACTTGAAAGATAATTGATATGTTTTAGTAAGCTACTACCACCATCAATCTTTCCGCTTGTATCTTTATCAAATGTACCTAACAAATTATATTTGTATGGATACTGTGATAGATCATTTTGTAAGTGCACTTCTAGAAATACATCTAAATTATCATATTTAGAATCTATTTTTCTATCTACAAAACCAACACATGCAACTTCTTGAAAGCCTAACCAAGGTGGTGGACCTTCACTAAGTGATTGTTTGTTGTTTGTAGTTGCGTCTCCTTTATAAGGCATTATGACTCCTGTTCTTTGTATTTAAGGATTTCATTCATTACGCTATTATAATCGAACTCAAGAACTTTCTGGGCAAGTGGTTTTAACCTGCTGCCTACAGTTCTTTCATCGTATGCTTGAAAAGAAATATAGAATTTACTATCTTCTTTATTAGCTGTAGCGTACCCAATCACATCTGCTGATGCAGTCAAGGCATATGAGAGACCACGTGGTAACTCTGGGCCTAGTTGACTTTTACCATCAGTTATGACTGTGCTTTTCGCATGTGATATAAGCACTAGGTTTCTGCCTAGCGATTTACATAACAATTGAAACTTTTTTATGATATCAAGATTCTTCTTTCTTGCTTGTGCCCAATCTGCACCCCATGAAGAACCTTCACCCATTGCTGTTTGACCACGTTCATCACATACTGCAGCTTCTATCCATCTGTTAATGTGATCTATCGTGTCAATAACAATAGTATCATATGGTAATTTTTTAAGATTTTCTTTTAAATAGAAATATACTTCTACCATACTATATACTTCCATTGGTTTACCAACTTGATCACCTGTTCTATGATAGTATTCACGTTCATCATTAGGCACAGTTTCTATTACTGGTGTACCTTTTTCTGTTACTTGTTTTCCGTCTATCATCTTTGGTCTAGTTGGTGTGTTTAGTGATGTCACAGTTACTGTGTTTGCATTATTAACAAAGTCAGAACCTAAGTCTGTATCTATTAATAAAACACCATCTGCTCCCTTATCACTCCATCTACTAGCTTGTGTTGTCTTACCCGTTTTGGGCTGACCGATAAAGTACCACGTCAGCCCTTTAGGTAGAGACGACCAATCTGTAGACACTTTACGTATCTTCAAATCCATAAGTTATCCCTTCGGTATTATTTGGTTTTTTGTTCGTATTGTCAGTGGCTGTAAGCCAATCCAAATATACGAAAAATAAGGACGATTTGCAACTACATTAAACACCTGGTTAACACCTAGACCGCCTACAATACTAGCTGTAAAGATGGTGTGTTTCATAGTACATGGTGCTTCATCTACTTCATGAGTAGGAATCCATGTATCCATATAACCATTATGTGTTTTTGTAATTGTAACTATTTCCATAGCCATTGCACCCATGCGTAAATCTACAAACCATTCACGATTTTCTTGTTCTAGCCATGTAATATATGCTGCTAGTCTAGATTCCATGTCGTCTGTGCACACGATCATACAAGGCAAAGTACCACATGTTTCATCGTATGGTTTGTTATGAAATACCATTTTGTCTGGATGCACTGCATACATCTGAGTCATTGCTTGTGCTATCTCTGCTTTTGGTTTACCTATTGCATTTTGTGGATACAAAGTTGTACTAAGATTATGTTCTTCTAGTGTGTCATAGTCCCAACCGTGTATGCTATCAAAACCCATAATAGATAAAAGAGGCACTAGCTGTGAGCCAATGCCTCCTAATCCTACAATACCTACTGTCTTTAGTTTCTCGTTAGGTATTAAGTCTTTGTTTCTGAGAAATCGTTCCATTTATTTAACCTCCTGGTTTACGTTATAATAAGAATCTATATCCTCTGTTGAATAACCTGCATCTTCTAACATTTGTGCTCCTTGATGATAATCAGAATATCTTACAGATTCTAACAAAAGCATTTTATCTGCTTTGTTACGTTTCTTTTTCTTTTGTTTCTTTTTGACATTCTTTAACCCAAACATGTTTACTTGTTTAGAGTTTTTATCTACTTGCCAGCCATTGAGGTTTGTATACCTGCTATAGCTAGAATATGTAGGTCTAACTGGTTTATTTGCTTTCTCGATTATATCAGCTTCTTTAACCCATTCTGAGTCAACATTATGTGATATTGGTATGCTAATATCGTCTATTTCTATTACATGTATATTTTCATACTGATCTTGATAGCCAAAACCAAATGCTAGTTCTTTACCTGGCTTTGATGAAACAACTAGGCTACAATAGAAACCTTCTTTTGGTGAGTTATCTTCTATGGTAGCTTTGTCAGTGCCTGATAAGAATGCACCCATGTTATGATGACTGTGTATTAAACCTATATAACATGATTTAAGTGATGGATTATCTTCATACGTTTTTCTCATTATTTTGGCAAAATCCTTTGCTTCCCATTCAGTAGAAGCGTGACCGCCTAAATCTAATGGATGGAAATGCATGAGTTTGATTGTAGTAGGATAACCCTGTTCGTTTAGTTTTATTTTGTACCAGCCTGGACCTGACCATTCTGTATCTGGAAACCTAGTCAGTAAATAGTTGTACTTGTCGTACACTTTCTTGGTCATGGACACTAGTGGTGTTTTGTTTTGCTGCATGACTGTAATACCTCCTTATGAGTTTGTTTAGTTCATTGCACACAATTTCTGATTCTATTGCTATTTTATTATTATGTGCAGTTATTGCTATGTTCATTAGTTCGTCAAATGATGTTGGAATAGTAAACTGTCTTTTGTATTCGTTTACACGTGCTCTGTATCTTAAATCTAAGTGAGTCCAGAAGTTATCTCCTCTTACTACTAAATTAGAATCTTCAACATAAACAGGTGTAAAATACTTTTTAATCATGTCGTTTATTATTTTAACATAATCAATTTTCTGTATCTTTTCTTCAAACTGTGTAACAAAATAATTAATATATTTTGTCATTTCAGTTCGTTTGTTTAATCTACATCTTGATATTTCACCAAATAAATGAGAATCAATAGTTTTTAACTTACTTACTAGATCACGTCTTTTATGTGTAAACAATACATTGAATTTGTCACTGTATTTTGCATTTACCATATTATCTAGTTCTCTAATTTCGTTATCTATAGAAACTATTTTTTTGATGTACCTTGTAATGTATTTGTGGTTAGGTTTATCTACTATACTATTAATAACATTATTTCGTTTGAACATATTTTCTATCAAAGCAAAAAGAGGTTGAAATGCTTTACATTGTCTTTTGTATCTTTGATGTCTAGCATTATTTCTAATTTCTCTTGCAATTATATTTTGCTGTTCAACGTAAACACTAGCTTTATAATCTACTTTAACAATATTTATGCGGTCTACAAATAAAGGATAATAAAACTTAAACTGTGTCATGTTATTTAATGCATTATTATTAACCAAAAAAGATGACATATCTGCTGATCTAACTGCTATTTTTTTAATTCCGTCAGCTTTCATAGCAATCATTTTTGCTCTTGATTTAATTTCTCTGATTGCTGCAAATGCATCTATCAATATGTTAGCTCTGTAATTATTATTATCACATTGAACTACAGATGCATATGTATCAAAGAATTTTTCAGCATCATCATATTCTTGACCTTCATAACCTCTTGCTAAAATAGTATTTCTTACAGAATGTCTTGGTATCGTATCCCATAACATTTGTACTCTATTAAGAAGCCAATACGGTGATCTTACATTCCATGTATTTACATATTGTGTAAACACATTGAACAAACCTAATGCATCGCCCTGTGCTTTGAACCTTTGTATCCTTGTTGAATAAGCACCTAAACAAGGCTGGCCAGAACGAACATGAGGGTGGTCAGCAAATATTTTTGAACTACTATTATACCTAGGCATAGTCTCTGGGTCATCATCATCTATAAGAGAATTATAAAAATATAAGCTGCCATTGTTAACTGACAATTGAACATAAATCTTAGCTAATTTAAATAATTTTCTAGATTTAAGTTTTGGTATACCTAGATACAATGTGAAACATTCGTCATCTCTACCCATTACATCGTTAGCATAACCTCCAAGCTGCACTAGCTTGAACATGTGATTTTTTCTTTTACCTATTAGTGCTTCATAGATCATAGGCCATTGATTTTCCATTAGTTCTTTTTTATTATTAGAACCATCATCCCATCTGAAAAACCTTGTCATAAGTTTTTTAAGACGTTTTTCTGTTGTTGGAAGATTAAAATCAATTAACCTGTTATCCCAATCTACACATTCAGGTACTAGTTGTGGTGTATACTTTACACGCATAGTAACTCCTGTTCTTTATTGTGAACAGAAACAAGCTGCCTAATATGCCTGCTGAAGTTATCTTAGGCCCATAGGTCAGCTTGCTCTGTTCTTTGGCAGATATGATTAAATGTTACCTGAGGTAACTTTAGTTGGCATGAAAGCTACATAATCGCCTTCACGTAACTGTTGAGTAGGGCTAGCTACTTCATCATTAACTGTCACTGATGAGTTTTGCAAACTTAAGTCTATTGAGTTTGCAATGTCTGCAGGTGTGTTACCTTGTATATTCATTACTCGACCACCATTATGGTACGAAGTAACTGATACACTAGGACCTTGCTGCACTTGTCTTTCTTGCTCTTCTTGAGCTTGTGTTGTTCTTGGCATAATGCCTCCTTTGTTTAAATAAACAGATTTATTTCTGT